GTGCAAAGTTAGATGTCTGTAATATTTCAAATACATAATTTGTTACTTCATCTAGCTTGTTATTTATTCATCTGCTTCTTCAGCAGGAACTTCTCCACCGGCAACAAAGTCTGCCCATCTAGCAAAGTTAGGAACTAATCCTGCCTGCAATCTTGATGCAAATTCCTGCACACCAACAACAGCAGTCTCATCAAATATACGATCATCACGTCTTTGACCAGGTGTATAGTTCTTAAAGCCCTGTCTTTGTGGTAAACAATACTCAAAGATTTCATCGTAGAGTTCTTCAAACTCACGTCTGATTGTTTTGGCCTTTTCATATTTAGCCATGTAGCCTTGGGCTATATCATGCATTATGAATACCTGTTATAAAAACCTACACCACCACCTGAACCAGACAACAATGATCTTCTACCTGTACCTTTTCGCCTTCTTGAAACAGTTTCTTCCAAAGCTTCTTGTTTCATTTCAGCAGTCTTAGCCTGCTCTTTAGCCTTTTCAGATTCTCTTTCTTTTTCTAATTCAGGATCAGGTGCAGGTGTTTTTGATCCACCACCGGGTAAACACATATGAATCTCCTTTTCTTTAACGCATACATATTAAATTAATAATACACAACGCACAAATGTTATAACCTAGACCAAAGACCTTGTCTTCTTTGTTGTTTAGGTTGTCTTGTAAATACATCAAAATCTTTTCTAGCATTAAATGCTTTGAGAGTTTTGAACTGACCCATCACTTGCCTGCCCTCTCCTGACCCTAACATAAGATACTGCAAGGCATCATGTATATGAGAGAACCTATCCTTTGATGGTTTGTCCTCATACCTTTCACCTGATACTTGCATTCTTCTATAGTGATAGCCACCTTCAAAACCTTTAATCAATTCTTTACATCTATAGTCTATCAAAACACCTGACTGCCCATCAACCATACGTTGCAATGGGCCTGATACAGACTCTAGTCTTAATGCTACATCATTACTATGTGTTGGTCTAGCTTGAAGTCCTGCACCTCTTAATATTTGGAATGGAGTAGATTCATCTGTCTGTGCCCTAAAGTCTCCTGCCGGATCACCAAATATATTAACATCACAGTTAGCGTAACGTGTTGCTATCTCTGCTCTAAGCAATTCAGCAAATCTAACTATACCCATATCAAAGGCAACTATCTCCTGTAATATAAGCCAACGACCTCTAACCTTTTGTCCAAAAACAGCAGCAGGGGTCAAGCCAAAATCTAATCCAATAAATAAAGGCATACCATCAGCAACAGGTATTTCTTCTTTGGCAACATGTACATCGGCTCTAAACATATTATATACTGGCTTGCCATCTTGTATATGCCCAAGCCTATTCATTACATAAACATCTATCCAACTCTTAGTCTTACCTTGTATCAAGTTAGGATAATAACTTGGCATCATATTCTTTTTGTTTTCAGCTAACGGATTAGGATTGTATTTTAACACCAATCCCTCATCATCTTTTTCCTCTATCATGGCTGATGGTTGTGTATAGAATTTCCAGTTGTCAGGTTTTACCAACATCCTAGATTCTTCAGAACTTATATGATCAGGTACAGGAACTTCTCCTGCCATGATTGGCCACCAGTGATCTTCCTCAGGTGCGTTAGTATCTGCAATCACACCAGTCCATGTTGGCCCTCCATCTCTCATAGATGGATATCTACCCACACGCATAGTACATGCATCAATAATTGACTTAGGAATTTCCCTAGCCTCGTTAATCCATATACCAGTTAGTTCTAATGAAAGAAGTTTCTTTACGTCTTCAGGTCTGTCGAGTGCAAGGAATATAACTTCCAACTCCAAGTCACTCTTGGATATCTTGTGCGTATATGGAACTGACCAAGAAAACCTACCCCAATCTTCTTCCGGAAACCAGTCCAACCAAGTCTTAATCGTGGTAGTGCGAAGCTGAGGATTTGTGTTTCTGATGATAGCCCAACGACTTTTCCTTTTGCCATCCGGTGATTTCTCCTGCATTAATGCCCGTCTGAATACTTCTACAGAACAAGCTACTGATTTACCTGAACCTACTGGCCCTCTAATACCACGAAAAAAGGTATCATCCTTCATAAAATTTTTACAGACATCACCATCAGGTTTGTATTTAAAGTTGGTCAACTTTCATATCCTTACCAACTTTCATAAGCTTTTCCACCACCTCAGGTGCAATGGCTGCAATCATTTTGTCTGCTTCATAATCTGTACAGAACTGTTCCGGGTAATGTTTGAAGTGTACATTCTTAACAACTACACGAAGTATATCTCTATCTTCTTTCTTGAGAGTATGTAAGAAGCTCATTAGACAACTCTTGTTTTCTCTTTTATTTGTTTTACTCTTAAAGCATGACAATACTTATTATAAAAGTATGTGCTTATATTATTAGTAAATTTAAAAATTTGAAAGTAAATATTTATCATTCGGTTATCCTATGAATAAGATCGATAGCTTTTCGTTTTGCTTGCAATCTTTTTGGGCTGTTTAGATACTTGTTTACCTGCTCTAATTGCTTTTCGTTTAAGAGACGTAGAGGCTGCGTATTCAGAGGAAGATAAAGCTTTAATTGCTTTCTCAGGTAGATAACGTTCACCAGTTGCTTTTGACCCTTGCGTACTAGGTTTGCCTGATTTCGTTCTCCACTTTTGTTTTGTCCATGCACGAAGCGACCTTTGTGATTTAGATAAAGCCATTAAAAGGGTATCTTATCTTTTTTAATGTTTTTTAAATATTTTTTGTACATTCTTATAACTGCACCTTTTCTTTTTGGGTCTTTTATAAAATCTGTAAACTCTGATGGTGTTAATATTTTTTCTTCTTTTACCATAAAATTTTTGAATCCACTATCTTGAACGGCAGCTACTTTTACTTCCGTTGAATTTTTTAATAAACTCTTTTTATTTTTATCAGGTAAAGCCATTAAGAAGTATAACCTCCCCCTTTAGCTTTGTATTGTTTGGCAAGAATCTGTGCTTTACGAGCAGACCATTGTCCGGGTTTACCACCCTTACCACTGGCTTTGATCCTGCGAAAGATAGCTTTCCTCATAGTAGGTTTAGTATAGTTGCCTGCTTCATTAACAGCCATTTACTTTTTCTTCTTCATAATCTTTGCTTGTAATGACTTAGGCAATGTCTTCTGCTTACCAGTTAGCATGCTCTTCTTCTTCGGTGGTCTTCCTTTAGTTGAACCATAAGTTCCTTTACCCATAGGCATTATGCTTTCTCCTTTTTAGATTTGTTTCTCCTTGAAATGGCACGACCTTTCTTAATAGCATCTGATTTGCTACTCGCACCCCAAGCCTTTAATGATAGTAATAACCTAGTAGGTTTGCCTTTACTATCTCTCTCTGGCCCTTTAGCTGCTCCCATCCTCTGTAAGAAAGAAGCACGTCTAGGATTATCCCCACTCTTAACTGGTGGCTTTAATGTTCCTTGTTTATAAGAAGCTCGACCCTTTGCGTTTAACCCACCCTCAGGGTTCTTGCCTTCTTTACGTGTCCAAGCAGGTGTACTCACTTCGCTAACTCCGTTGTGTACATCTTAGTCTCACCTTGTTTATTTGTAAACTCAAACTGTTCTAATCCATCTGATCTTGCTTGAGCAAAAGCTTGCTTAAATGTTAAAGGCTTTACTTCTACAACTTGTTCTACAGTATCAGCTTTAGCTTGAGGAATTAAAAAATTCATAAAGTCTTGAAAGGCTGTAGCCCTTTCATTATCCATTGGCCCATTTGGTAGAATAGCTGATGCTGTGCTTAAATCCTCAGGTCTTGCCATAGGCATAACTGATGCCATATCTAAATTAGCAGGCCTTGCTTCAGGAAATGATTCAGGATACTCAACGGCATTTACCGAACCATCAGCTACAGTTTCCGTTTTAGTATCAGCAGGAATAAAAAAATCTATCTTAACCTTATCTTCTTCATCCATCTCCTCACCAATAAAAGCACCTGCTATAGCTCTTGATATGGGATGTCCAACAGCAGTAACCATTTGTTTTAAACCCTCAGGATTTTTATCTAAGTTCCTACCTATACTTCTACCCATCATATTAATTAATCCAGTAAATGATGACGTATCATATCCGTCTTCTCTTGCCGCATTATATATATCAGGGAATATAGTTCTGTAATAATCTTCGTTATTTACAAAATCATACTTGTCGTAAATCCTATAACCACGAACACCATTCTCTTCAACAGACTTAATTGTAAACTGTCCAAGTATCTTTTTTAAATCTTCTGCACCTTCTTTTGCAGCAGAAGAATCCTGAAACTTAAACATGTCACCTAAACCTGCAAAGCTATTAAGCATCTCATAGTTTACTAAACCATTCTTAATAGCTTCCTTGGTTCTTTCGCTTTTAAACTCAGACATTCTTTTGTTACGTGTCTCATCATCTTTAAAATAATGATTAGCCATTAACCTTAAAAACTCTACAGCCTCCCCCGGTAACTGATCGGGAGTAACTACATCCATAGACTCACCACCTAAACCAGTAACAATAGAATTAATTAAACCTCTACCATATAAAAATTTTGCAGCTTCTAATGTCATAAATACTTATAGTTATAAAAATATTATTTCATCAACGCACAAACGCCTTGCTTGCCCATAAATAAAATAAACATAAAGTTATTAATGGATGTATTATTAAAAATATCCATACGTTTATCTCTTCATAACTTAATCCCATATAGTTCGATAAGTCAATCAATACACGTACCCAATAATGAAACGTACTATCCATCCATTCAGATGCTATGTTCATGCTGAAACACTTTGTTGTCATCTCGCTCTCCTGTTGTGATGGTGCAAGTATGCAACTACTTTGTGGCAATATAATGTCTGAATGAGTCCTGTTGAGGATAGACCACCTACGTTTTTTAACCCCCCCACCCCTAGGATAAGTCGATCGCCACTTTAATATCGCCAGTGACTAGATGCATGTGCTTATCCGGAGCCTTAAAGCCTGCCCTGTCAAGTATATCCTTGCTTGCCTCAAGTTGTACGTACTCACTCTTCGCACCCTTGGCTAGGTCGAGTATCCTTTTACTTGCATGTGTAGCACTCAATCCCAAACTCTCTGTTATGCATTGCATCATGTATTGCTGTACATGTGGTAGCCTCAAAGTCTTACTGGCTGTCACTCTACCACTCTCACCTTCTGCATATCCTGCAAGCTGAGACGCTTCTCTTACACTACATCCATTTGCTACGATGGTATCAACTAAGGCCATCTGTTTCTTCGTTAACTTACGTTCTGTTATCATAGAGAATCCCCCCCTGTAATCCCCCCCTTTATGACCTCTTATACGGAGCCATGTCAATGCACAAATGCCTCGTGGTGAACATACGCACAACCATGTTCGCAATGCTAAAATGCACTAAGCTTCCTCACCAAGCAAGCTTGGACTCAGCTTGACATTGCAAACAGAACGATGCGTATGTTCCTTTTATTCCTATGATTGATGATACTATGGGTAATACTGCACTACATTCATATCGCAATGATATGCACCTTTGTTCCCCAACAACTATTAGTTATTACCGAAGTATGCTCTTCCAGTCCTCGGCCTTCACCTTAGGCTAGAAGAACATCCACTCACGCATAGCTATTCGCCATGCTCCCGTTACGTTATTCTAGCTATCGCCATGTATACGAATGAAGTACGGTTCATTCGCATATCAGATCACGGCTTGTCCTGCGTTGCTTCAGACCATTAACTTTTGTCGCAAAAGTTACAAAACAGACCGACACGTACTGTTCTTTTACCGGTGGTTTATTACAATCACGTGAGGTATTTTTGCAAGATTATACTTCGTGTTTTATATCACTCTCACCTACAACAAAGCCTAACAACAAATAGCGATCTAGGCTACAGATATATCTATGTGGCTATTTGTAGTAATGCTTTCTAGCAGGCCGACAACGTCAATCGACAATTTGTCCAAAAATATTACTCATATTTTCGGCAGACATTTGTCCAGTAATAAATACTATTATTGTTTTTCGAATTTATTACTTCCCTAAATGCAAATTATTGACGTCATCCGAGAGCGATATGTAAACCAAAGCATAAGCAAAATACCTACGTGGTGTAGGTGTTATTAACGATGGAGATAATTATGAATAACATAACATATGATTTGGATCATTTACTTGAATTGGCTGATAAATGTGGTCACTTCGATGAAACATACTTCATGTATAATCAAGCAAAGATTTGGTATGATGAAATAATGTTTGGCAATGACAAACAATCTAAACAAATAATGACAAAACGTGGCATCACAAGGCAAGAATATGCCTTAGATGTAGCATATGACGACTTATATTATTCAACTGGAATGCAGGAGGTAATCAATGATACCAACATTTAATACTAAAAAAGAATACATAGATGAAATAGACTCTGCTCTTACTGATATAGTAATTGATAAATACTGGTACGATCATGCTGAATACAAGCATGAATTCAAACTTGTAAAGAACTATGTCAACTGGCTAAAACGTAGTTCATTCGATCACGTTGAAGAAGCATACAGAGAACTAATTCATGCTAAAGTAATAAAGATTGTGTAGTCGCAAGGCTACACATACAACCGAGCATAATGCTCATACATAATAGTCAAACATATAGGAGATACACATGACTAAATTACAAACTAAAGACACTAACGTTACTATCACAGACTTACTTATCGAATCATTCAACTTCGCAGAGGTAGAGGATGATGCCAAGAAAAAGAAATACTCAGGGCCTACCGATACATCTACTGATACCGGACAAGATAATCCATTCTGGAATATATCTTTGCTAGTACGTATCGGTGGTTACTGTGCTACAGCAGAACGATCATATCAAAAAGGTCTTAAGAGACAGGATGAGATCGAGAAGATGCTTGAAGATGGCAAGGATTTCATGGCTGATGCTTACTATCAGAATGAAGCATCCATTGAGAACGCTCAACGTGAAATGCTTATCTTCAGAGACTTCTTTCAAGATACATTCGGATCACCTTGGATGGGTCTTGAGAAGTATACAACCATGCTTGATGAGATATTCTCACCTAAAGCACTAGGTTCTTCTAACAAGTCTCAGCTTAAAGACAAGGCATCTTCTGCTTTACTATCCATCAGAGCCAAGAAGACTGGTAGAACAGTAGCTGAACAGCAGGTCTTTGAAGACAAGGTAGCAGAACATCTTGCACTCAAGGTCAAGCTACCTCAAGATATATGTAAGCTTCCTCAAGACAAAGCTAACAAGATACTCAACGATAGCATCAAGGGTGTCGCTTAATTATTCCCCAGTACGGCAGGCATCACAGCTTGCCGTACATATTCTATGACAACAAACCTGTTATTAACATGGCATGAAAGGAGTATTGCGTACCACTCGCAAGCTCGTTGCAATACACTTACATAAGGTAGGGCTTCAACCCTAGTGTGTGTTACAGGCCGAAAATTATATCCATGTGGTGAAATCGAATTGATTTTGCTATAACATAAAACAAAAAGGAGAATACAAAATGGATGGATCACAAACAATATTACAAGACTATGATTTCCCGGTAGAGGTTGTGCCTCTAGTGGCTATCAAAGAACTACAGGATGGATGGAAGTCACAAGAATATCCAGTTCCACCTAACATGCAAAAGGCTATTGTACGTACTGATACTGGTCATGTATTAGGTACGCATGGTGGTGCATATCAGATGGTTAAACACGCAGACATTGTAGATCGTATGCAATCAGCAATAGATATGTCAATCATATCCAAAGACTATGAGCATACACAAACCATATACGAGAATGGTGCTAAGATGAAAGGCAAGATAGCATTCAATGACTTAGTTGTTGAGCCTCAAGTCGGTGACTATATACGCTTTCAAGTTGAGTACCTAAACTCTTATGATGGTATGTGGTCTATCATGATCAAGGCACAAGGCTATAGATTGTGGTGCAGCAATGGTTGTGCTTCTGCTAACTCACTATCATATGACAGGAGCAAGCATACCACAGGCTTCAACTTAGCAGGTACATCTGCAAAGATACGCAATGCATTGACAACATTCTGGGATAACAAAGATGTATGGCAAGAGTATGCTTCACTGCCGGTGTCACCATCACAAGCCGAGCATTTCCTCAAGGCTACAATCTGTAATCGTCATTCCCATACAACACAAACCAAAGTCAACGAAACTAAATTAGAAAAGCTTATGGGTTTGTACAACACAGAATCACAGAAGCTTGGCCGTAACAAGTGGGCATTGTACAATGCTCTTACTTGGTGGTCATCGCATGCTGATGATGCCAACCATCCACACCGAGCAGAGGTGCTTCGCCACAACGAAGTAACCAAAGCAATCTCATCTGCTAGATGGGAGGGCATCGGAAAAAGCCTAACCTAATTCCTAAGTCGGAATGCCATGTAAGCTGTCATTAAGTACACTTTGGTAGACACTATGCATAGTCTTAAATCAAGTAAGGTCTTTCGTATCCTGAAACGGAGGCTATGCAAATACATGCACGTTATACCACTGGTTCAATCGGGTCTGAGGTATGTCATCGTGAAGTCACACGTAAGAGATCAACAGTCTAGCTAACTGTCAGCAAGTGACGTGCTTGTATACTTTAACACAACAACAAAGGAGAACACTATGGATTCATTCAATGAATATCTAACATCACTTATCGGTCAGTCAGTTGAACGAGAGTGTGATGCAGTCAACATTGCCAATGCTATTTGTGACTTGGCTACGTCAGTACACAGACCTAGCTTTGTAGAACACACCAAGAAACAATGGCATGAATGGCAAGAGCAACCAATGCTTGAGCATTATGGTGTAACAGATAAAGTAAAGGAGTATAGCCATGAGTAGACTAAGTGATCAGTGTATAGAAGTCGAGCAACGCTTCGGTGAGTTGCTTGAAGAGATGACTAACGAGCAAGCCATCAAGCATATACGCAAAGAGTATAGTGTGTCACATGCATTTGCATGTGCTGCACTTCTTAAACAATGGAATGAAGAGGATGATATATCATGTCGCATCCAGTAAATGATACTATATATGATCAGATCGTAGATCATATATCCGGCATGACATTGGATGAGTTTCAAAACCAATGCGAAGAACACAAACTAAACACAAGTTGTATAGATGAATTAGCTAACAACTTAATGCAACACTTAATACAGGAGAAATTTAAATGATAAATGTTGTAGAAAAAGAAATGAAAGAAGGAGTTATAGCAGAAATAATCAAAAAGAATACTGATACTGCCAATAACTATGGCAAGCTAACTGCTTTGTATCAAGTATTAAATTTTATTCAGAGAGAGATAAATAAATTAGAATCTGAATTACCTCCTGAAGATAAATAAATTATATGCTTGCACATACTGCATATATGCAGTAGTTCTGTATGTATGGTATTGTGCAAGTATATACAACAGCTTCAAGACATAGCTTCCGATAATAATGTGCGTTTGAAAGACATGTTTATTGTAGCAGGTGTACCTACCAGTACATACTATAGAGCAATGAACGGAATGGATTTAAGATTTGACACAGCACAAAGAATACTCGAAGCATTCAGACATGTTCAACTACAGGGCAACACCAGTTCCCATCAATCCTAATTGGAAGGAATTGGTTTCGTCACTAGTAAATAAACGTAACGAAATGCAATTATCTCAAGAAGCATTAGCTTACAAGATTGGATGTGCCGATAGCCTAATAGGTAAGTGGGAAAGATATGAACGCTTGCCTTCAGGCTTTATGCTTTTAGATTGGATTGAAGCTTTAGATTGTAAGCTCAAAGTTCAATGAAGAAATGTGATGTGTGTAGTACACACAGCAGATACTTTACGAAAGTAAAGAGCAGTAGAACTTTCTTCATTTGTTTTAATTGTAAGGAGAAATCAAATTGGCAAGCACATCTAGCAGAAAAGGAACATACCATGAGAACTTCTTCGTCAAACTCTTCAACTCGTGGAAGATCAAAACAAAGCGTCAGCCTCTTAGTGGAGCGTTGGGAGGCGAATATAAAGGTGACCTCGTCATCAACCTCAACGGACAAGAAGTAATCTGTGAAGTAAAGTATCGTAAGAATAGCAGCTTCCCATCCCCATTCACAACAATGATTAACCGGGATGCTGTTATATATAAGAGAGGTGGTAATGCAGAACCTAGATGGGTTATGTTTTTATCAGAGTCAACAGTAAAGAAACTATGGAGAACCAAATGAGAAGTGTTGAAACATAAGGATGTCATTCAAAAATATCCAAGGTATCTTGGATGCAGATGTTGGTGATCCAGTAGCCAAGCTTGTGCTATTGACAATCAATCATTATGCTAACCAAGATACAATGATTGCTTACCCATCCATCAGTACGATTGCAAATAAGTCTGGACTCAGTGAACGAACTGTCATTCGTAAGCTTGAACACCTAGTCAATAAAAAATTTTTGATTCGCAAACGTCAGGGAAAGAATCAGGTAAACATATATAGAGTACGGAAGTGTCAGCCTGTCACCGTGGAAGTGACAGAGTGTCACTCAGAGGGTGACACAGTGACACACGA